CCAGCTTGCATTCTCTGCACCATGCCCGCCATTAAGTTGGCTGGTTTGAGAGCCGTAGACAATCCTTTGCCCACATTATTTATGACTTCTCCGAGACCGCCCGCATGACCAGAGGCTAAAAACAATTGTCCAGCTAAAGTTGTGGAAGCGTCCACCGATCCAAAAAGACCCATAGCAAGGGCTTCGGAACCCTGCTTAACTGATTCCATCACCGCTTCTTGTTTTTGTAATGTGTCGTAGTGTTCATTTGCTTTTTCAAGAATCTGCTCTTGAGCCAAAATTTGCTTGGCTAACTCATCCGTCATTGTGCCTTCTTCTTTGGCTTTATCGCGGAGAGTCTTAAGCTCGTCTTCAGCTACACTCGCTTTTTTTTCTGCTACTGCTAACAGTGTATCCTGAACCCCAACCTGATCGCCCGTAAGCTGGGCATACTCTTGCATGATTTTGAGATTTTCTTCAGCGTCTTTGAGTTGAGTGGACGCAGATTCTTCCCATTTTTTTAATAACTGAAGTCTTTCTTCAGTGAGTGTATTGATTTCCTCAAGCTTGAGGTTTTGGGTGTCCAGCTCCTTATTAATTTCTTTAATGCGCTGGAGATCTACGTCTTTAGAGCCTGCCATTTTTTTATTATCTCATGGGCCAATCAATGCCCGTAAACCTTTTGAATTTCTTAACGGCTCGATCTAGTTCGGACTTGCTGCGATAAGTCCGAGGATTATCTAACCCCAGGCTTGCCGCATGACTCAGGTATTTTTTTTCTTTTCCAAGTGTGGTTGCAAAATTACGCACATCACTTGGAGTGCCCTTGACGCTAACTGGTAAGCCGGTTCCCCCAAACATTCGCTTGAGGAGATTCTTAATACCATATCCAAACCATGCTGACCAATCTTCATTAAGTTCGTCCTTCTTGGTGAAATCTATAACAATTTCAGATAATTCATCCTCATTTATTTGTCTCATGTTGGTTGCCCCTTCCCTCTAGTATAATAGTAAATAGTTACAAAAATAAATAAAAAACCCCCACATAACACGTATGCGGAGGCTTTATCAATCTCTTATCTTCGCGAGCCGGATTTCGCTTGACGTTCTGCTTTTTCGTATTGCTTTTTTTCGTCCTCAAATTGTTTTTGAAGTCGCTTTATAAACCAGAGTCTAAGTCCGATAGGCAAACTATATGCTTCAATGAATGACCAACCTCCATGATATTTCAAAATGAAGAATTGCTCATAAACATTTTCCATATACTTATTCGTTAGGCCAAAAAAAGCTGACTGAAAAGGGCATGTCAAGAGATGTTTCAGCGCCACAAGATTCACAACCATAGACATGTTTCATGTCTACATTTGGAACCACACGATTATATGCAGCTCTCAAAAATTTGGAATCTATTGCGGGCATCTGATCAATAAATCTCTCAACCACCTTCCTTTCTGTTTCCCCATTCAAAGAAACAATGAGCGTTTTGACCAACTCAGTCAATGTGTTTTCTGGAAGGTTGTGTTTCTTTCTCTTAGACGAAGCAGCTTCCAGCCTTTTCTCGTCCTTCCCCGTGACCAACCGGCAGCGAGCCACTACCTTTGTCTTTGGTAGTGTAATCTCAAATGTACCATCCGAAGATATTTCAATATCTCCATACGGCGTTGCTGTTCCTTTTTCTAGAATAGCTTCAAGATCAAATTCATACTCACTTGTAGCCGCACAAGACGGGCAAGTTACATTAGTTTTATATTCGGGACCATAACCGCTGATTCGAGCAGCAATAATAATAGCATTCTTATCTCCAACAAATAAGTCCTCAACTTTAATATTTTTGTCTACCAAAATGTTTGCTAACATTCGGTCCACAGCAATACCTTTCTTAAGTAAGGTTTTGGATGTTAGGATATCCTCATCCTTTGCGGTCATGTAACGAATTTCCACAGTATCCTTATTGTGAAGGGGGTGCCCTTCAGGATAAAATTTGCCCTGCGTAGGCAAATCCACAAATTCTGTGGGAGTTACAAATTGTAAAGGAGAAGTGTTATTACTCTCTGCTAGGATCGGGGGTGTTTGTCCTTCATCTTTAATACCGAGTCGTTCCTCGTTATTTCGCGACATACATACCTCTCATGTTTTTTATTATAACACAAACTATTCTAAAACTGAAGAAAGTGTTGTTTCGTTTGTTCCGCCAGAACTACGTAAAGTAGCATTATCATATTTGAGGGTCACTTCAACATTCAGCATATCTTCTGAACTATAATCAAGATCACCAAACTTTACGTCTTTAAACCAGGCGTTGTTCAACGTCCAGATTTCCCTCTCTACACCTTCCGAGTCAAGCTGCACAATTTCAACCTGTCCCATCGCGGCGGTGGCATTCCGTTTAGAAATGGTGCGTAACGCTTCAGGACCAGTATCGGGATTTGCAGGAAGTGAATATCCCATTTCCTTAAATAATTCTACCATAGCTACAGTGCCGTCAGCCATACCTAATGTATCCACAATGGTGAACGAGACCTCGCTCCACTGAACTTTTCCAGGGAAGTAAAAAGAGTGATTCAAATATTGATGCTCGCTCTCCGTCACAGTGAAAGAAGGCTTTGACACCTGCTTCACAAGAAACTGTTTTACGCCGAAGCTATTAGTTCCCGCTATCCTCAGTACGAATTTAAAAGCCCTCTTTGGTTCTAGGGCTGGATTTTGCCAGAAATCGGTTCCGCCGCCTTTAGTTGCCATTTATCTTAATCTCCTTGTTACTTCTGTAATTAGTATCATTATTTAGTTTTAGTCCTCAAATGAGGCTCCTGCATTTGTAATCACAAAATCAATCGCGATAAACTCAATAGACCGTGCGGGTTTCAAGAAGATCTTAGCATACATGATATTTCTATCAATCAAATCAGGGGTTGTTGTCGTGGTGTCAAGAACCACCTTATAATCTTCTAAGCCTAATCTTTGCTTGATGCTTTCCAAAAATGGATTAGCTTGACCTGTGAACCGTGCCCATGTCTGCGAAACGTTTTGGTCAAAGAGTAATCGAGCCGCCATCTTGGAAATCTCTTTCTTGACATGAATCATTAGTCTGCGCACGTTCACGCGATCCAATGCCGAGGGAGTTACCTGAAGTGTTTTCTGTCCGAAAACAACGATCCCTTCTGCTGGGAATGTTGCGATAGGATTAATATTCGCTTCATATAATGTATCCCTGTCGCGAGAACTAAGACGCTCCGTCACTCCCACTACTGGAATGCCTGCATCACCATCGGTTAGTCCACCTCGCGTGAAGCCCGCAGGTGCGAACCATAACTCCGAAGTGTTTTGCGCACTTGAGTAAGTCCCCACAGCGGCGATAGAGGGAGGCGCATAAAATAGTTGCGACGATTCTACATCACGCAACTGGACCCATGGATAATAAGCACTTCCATAACTGGAGTTGATTGCTCTCGCCTTGAGGTTACTAATTGTGGTGGTAATAGAGCCGCGATTTTGGGGCACCCCACTTACAAGGGTGGGCTTCGCGCATTCGTTAGGAACGTAACCCCCTTCTAAGTCTATGACTGCCAGACTATCTGCTCTCTTTTCGCACGTAGCCAACAAATGACTCGTTAAGCCGGGACAATAATTGCCTGGGACCGACATCAAGTTAGAATCAACCAACTCAGGATCGGCTACTGTATCGATAGCCATCTTCACCGAGTTATAAGCATAATTTGTTTCTGCGTCGGCGTTGTTAATGCACACTTGTGAATTGAAAGGATTTGACTCTACAATATTTTCTCCATCAAACCCGCCGAAGAACGGCAGCGTGAAGCGATCAAAGCCAGCAGTCAAAACGCTTTGCCAGGTATTGCTTCCTGTGGTGGTGATCGAGGTTCCACTCACATGACAACCAGGATCCCACTGAGCGTGGACATCGTTTGAACCAGGTAGGTACTCTAGCTCGTCCAAAGTAAATACATTGGGAACAACACGAGAGCCATACATCAAGCTAGCTGTTTGGTAATCGCTGCTCGCATCTCCATACGCATCAATTCCACTAGGGAATGGTCGCACTACATCAATGTTAGATGCAGCATAAGTATTTATGGAGCCTGAACGACCCGTAGTGTATCCAAAGTAAGCGTCACCAGGACTTGCCGGTGAACCTTGCTTGCTTGTGGAACGGAATTGGATTTGCGGATATCGCACTTCAGCCTCGAATGACTGTCCATCCGTATTGAAGGCTAATCCTGCACCCGCTTGCGACCGGGCGATGAATTCAGAAGCAACCGCATAGGCATCTTGATCGACGACTTGTGCTGCCGTTGTGGTTTCATCAAATGACCAACGGTTCCAGGTCGGTGGAGCCTCAAAACCAAATGGAACCAGGGACTCATTGATCATCGCATTGGTCACATTCTCAGCCATCTCCACATAAATATAACTTGAGTTGTTAGCATAGGTTCCATATTCTCTGTAGCGAGAATTTGTAGAATCCCACACCGTATACCTATCACCAATCTTCCGCGCAACATAGTTGGGCGAAGTTGGATTTAGATTGCAAGGAGCAAATCGCTCCACAAACTGTGGCGAGTTATCATTGTCGTCAGCTTTTCGAAGCTCTACCGTAAACGTTCCATAAGGATCCGCCAAGGACGTAGGTCCAGCAACATCAGAAATAGAAATTTTAAAGTTCTGACTTTCCCAGGCACCAGCATTTAAGCTTTTTACTTTGAAAAGCCTTTGGAGTTTGTTGGTGTTTTGAGGCTCAAAAGAACCACTTGCTCCCAAGTATTGAGAAAGAACCCACCCTGATTCTGCTGGGGTAGATGATCGCTATTGAGTGTTTTGAGTAACCTCAGCCTCAGCATTAGCTAGACGTACAATAACACCACACTGATTTCCTTCCGCGAGTGTACCTGGATTAAGATTCGCCACATCTCGGTCATAAGTTTCAGCTAAGAAATAAGTTGCCTCACTTCCTGAAACACCAGAGATGCGAGCGTTCGTAGTAGTAGGATTCGTGTTGAAGACATTTCGAATGTATTTCTCTGAATTTATATCAAAGTTAAAGTTGATGGTATCTAGAGCTGTGGAGCCAGCGGGTCCATCCACAATCTGCGCTTGAAGTTCATAGCTTGTGCCTCTCGTTGTGATTGGCACACAAGTTCCACTCATCTCAGTTCCACCCAAGCCATCGCCTCTCAAAATAATAGCAGAATCTTCACACTGAAATACAGCAGCCAGGGTTCCGGTTGTTGGACCTGCGCTTGATGTCTCAAAAAGGAACAGCCCATAATTACCACCACCAGCTTCAGTGGTTGAATCACCGCCGATGTCCCATCCTGCGGCACCTAGAGCTTGGGTCGCGCCAGCCGCAGCATTTGCTTCGCCCAATAAACGAACGAAAGTCAAAGGAGAACTATTTCGCAAATAAGCCTGAGCCGCATACACCCCATAAGAAGGAGCCATTTTGTTTCCGTTTCTCCAGACATCATCAGTATCCTTTCCGGGCCACGGCATACCAAAAGTATTTACAAAGTCTGAGAATGAATTGACTTGAATAGGTCTCATGGCTGGACCTCGTTCGGAGCGTCCGATGATGACAGGACCGCTACCTACACCCTCGTTGGGGAGCTGCGAATTGTCTATCTCCGCGACCTGAACTCCGGGTGATACAAATTTAAATTTATTGATGGGCATTTATGATTTCTCCTTGTATGAATAAATACTTTTTAATCTCTAATAAATAGTAAGTAAGTCGCGCAATCGCACAGGAAATGTTATTGTCTATATTTTCCGTTGAGCCATGGCGGTACATCACTAAAAATTACTCGCTCTCGTGGTGTCTGTAGATCTACAGCATTTTCTCGGATAGCGATCTTGGGTGTCTCCTGGTTTTTGCCTGATCCGATTATATATCCCAGTGTCTTTACGTTGAGTGCGGAAATATATTGACGGCGGTCTTCTCCTAAGTTGGAAACATTATTTTGAACTCCAAAGTCGGCATCCATAAAACACTCATAATCATAGCCATCTTTCTTCGCCATAAAATAATTGATACCACCCGGCTTTGCGGCAAAGGGTGCTAGCATCTCATTCATTTGTTGTTGATATTCGCACTGAATGGTTATCTTATACATCATTGTAAGATAGACCGGCATCGGAATGGTTAGTGTTTCATATACTACTTTTTTATTTTTTTGATCGCTCGGAAAATTTTGCTGACCTCCGGTTGGCTGGACTATTCCATCCACACCAAATCTTTTGGCGGAAGCAGCGTTGAGAAAATTTTGGGTTTTGTCGGCCTTGATGCGTCGGGCAATTGTAATGGAGCCTCCTTTTGGACTACTAATCGGATCGATGTTTCCATAGTAAACTCCCTTAAAAGTAGGGTCTTTGGCAACAGAAGTTCTCTCTATAGTGATAACCGGAAAAGAGACCAAGCCTGACTTTGTGCGTATCCTCTCAGCTCTTTGTCCAGAGCGCTCACCTAAAACCCAAATAATTGGAACCTTTTTCCACCCTTCATTAGTGGTACAGTGAATATTCATTTCATTATCGAGCCATTCAAATAAGGCATGGTCAATCGTTTCCAGGGTTGATGGCTTGAAGGGCAATTGCGGGTCGAGTTCGTAAGTATCCATAATTTTATTTTGCGTTAAACACTCCTGACCTGGCTTCAATACATAAAGCTGAGATTTCTACTTTGTGTGGGATTTGACCGAACAAAGCGCGGGGCTGACCAAGGGTTACAATTTCATAAAGCAAACCCCCATACAAAACGAAGTCCCCTTCTTGAACGTAAATGTTTTGATCTTCCGTTAGCCTTCTCTTGTGAAAATGAATCTGGATGGTGGAATCTCTGTCTTGACCATATTCTACTGATTGAGTTTTTGATCCCTCCCAATCAATCAGAGCCATAACCCGAATTGGCGGAAGAAAAGTTTTCTCTATCGCCTCATTGTAAAGCGAGTGAAAATTAGTATATTCCATGCTAATCGGATAATAGATGATAGTTTGCCCAATGACTCGCTCTATCAGCTCATCATTGACCTGCTTAACTAAGTCTCGTTCAGG